TAGGAGTTCGTCTAGTTCCTTAAAGCCTTCTCTGATCTCCGGAGGATCGGATTCGTGGGATTCTTGGTAAGCTTGATAGAGCTGATCCAGGACGGATTCACAATCACTATCACCGAGATCGATAGGGTGGGTATCTATGTAGGATTTCAGCTGCTGAGTGATCTTATCCATGTCGACACCTCCTTGCCTTTTGTAATTTGATTAGTAACTCGTCCACCGCATCTGCGTATCTGCCTTGTTGGATCAGCTTGTTACGGAAGAGGATTAAGCCATGAAGCATCTGTCTGTATTCTGACGAGCTGAGAACTAGAATCCGTTTGGGTTGCCTCATACACAAATCAACTCCTTGCACACGATCTCGGCCACACGATTGTCGATGTTGTTCATTCGCTGAACCCATTCCAACTGATTGTTGGCTTTCAATTCTTCGGTAATGCCCTCCTGCGCTTTCGTTTGAATGATCAGCTGATCAAACATTTCCTCTGCGGATTTATCTACCTCCTCAAGATGATCTTTCAATGCCCCGCTCATCAGCATGGTGGTGTACAGCACCCTTTTGTTGGTACGAAGGTACTGCAATCTCCGCTGACCCCAGATGCCAATCTGCGGACTTTCCGGTACTTCAAGGTCGGGAAGAAGATAATCTCCCGCCTGTCGGTATGTACCGCCCATTTTTTCAAAAGTTGTTTGCATACGCATTTCCTCCTTTTGTTTTTTCTACCTTCATTTTAGAAAGAAAGCGCTGTCTCATCAAATGTGTGGATATAGCAAAACGCCAAAGAACAGTTAAATCCTTTTTCGTTTTAAACATGGAAATTCTTTTACTACCAAGCTGCTATGGATACCATCCATTTTAATCAGTTACCGTTAGCAATTCAGGTCCCTTCGAAAGCGAACCAATCCTTTACAAGCTGAGTAAATCAAACATTAATAATTGAAAGAAGTGAGCGGTGCTACTGCACCGCTCACTTAGCCTCATAAGCCGAACATCTTCATCTACTTCCTAATAAAGTTAATCTTAAATCCCATTTTACTTTCAACTCCAACCAAAACATACAGGTCACAAATTTCAAGCATGAATTCAGTACGAACATACCGCACAGCATGTGCAAAATCAAATTTATTCCCATTAATTTGATAATACCCATCTGCAATTTCATGAGCTCGGACATATTCTTCACACTGCATATCCGTAGGTTCTACGAGATGATAATGAATGTCTAGTGCGTATTCTATATGTGGAACTTTTAAAAATATGTACGATGAAAAAGCACTTTTATCATCTTTAGGGATTGCTTCGATTTGTTCTTTAAGCCTTTTATATTCTTCTGTATTAATTATATCAGTCTTAAATGCCAAATCGTTAATGTATGTATAGTTTCTATATTTGTAGTCTGATGACTCAAGATTATGAAGCATCGCATTTATTCCATCCAAATCAAAGCCAACCTGCACTTGTGAAAGTTTGCGTGCTACAACATCGTTAATGATCTGCTGGGTAATATGTGCGATTCGATATGCTGAAGATGCAAGATAGTTCTTGGACATTTCTACCATAGTAGGTGGTAGGCGTCGACGGGTATACCTATTTCCCCCACCATGTTGATTGGCTTGTAAACACTTATAGTCCTTCAGTACATTCTGAACTAATGTAATGATCCCTTCATTCGTACTTTCAGATTTATGTGATTCACTCCTATTTTGGCTATTAATTAATTTGATGAGCTCATCTTGAAAGAATGACTGCTCACCACTGTCGTAGTAACTATCGTGTCTATTCTTCATGCCTGTTAAATTTTCAAGTTGCTCTATCGTCTGAACTGCATCATGACTCAATCCATTACGACTAAATAGATTTGTTATTTCGCGACATACATTTTCTTTTTCATCATTATCGTACTCATCCGACTGTATAATTGACGCAAAAGGATGTCCGGTTCGAGAGTACCCCACCCATTTATAATAGCAATAAGCAAATCGAATAGTGATAGAAGCATCCCATATTATGCTCTTCGCAGAACTAAGCGCAGGAAAATAGTCCCATCTGATACTTTTTCTCCAGTCGAAAATAACAGAGTCTGCTGCCAGCCACGATACTATGTAAGGCTTATTTTCTTCAACCAATGTCGAAAAAGACACTCGCACTAAGTCTTTTTCTTCCTTCGTTAAAGAATATAGCTTCTGCAAATCTTTGCGATACTTTTCTGTTAGTGTTTCTGTCTCATAATTAACAAAAAAGAATAATGCTCGAAACATTTCTGCAACTGTACGAATGTAGCAATTATCATGATGGATCCGATTCCTTTGAAGAAGTTGTTCCACCAGCAAAAGGTGCAACCACTGGCGCTTGTTTATGTCATCTTCTAAAAGGACTTTATTCTTAAAAATGTTAAGAAGTATGTCCACTTTAATATCTTCATTGTATCCATCTCTCAAACAACACAGATAGGTTAGGAGTGAACCTATACGTTCCCGCTTATCGTCTAACGTGATATATGTGTTATCATGTACCGCACAAAACAAATTGTAAATAATTATTCGCTTAATATCATGTTCAATTCTATTGCTTGTAACGATACTTTCTACTGTTGTACTCATATCGCGAATTGCGATTTGGCACGCTTCACTATAGCGTATTTTTCTAATATAATCCAGTGCAATACGCTCTAAATCGACATAGCCATATTTACGAGTGCCATTAATCTCTGAGACTAATTCGTATCCATGTAGAAATCCATATGATTCACACGTCTTTAAAAAAGTTTCTGGTAGTTGATTTTCAATACACTGTGCTATAGGTTCTTTCTCTTCAATGTTCTTAGAAACAGTTTTTATCCAGCCCATATATTGTTGTATACCATTCTGATCTTTTATTATAATAGATCTGTGGAGTTCTGCAAACCAGTTATCGATATATGAAGCGCACTCATTTGCAGAAGAACTGTGGATGATTTCTCTAATTAACATTTCCTGTTTTCTTGATACCGAAAGCATCGCCCAAATTACAACACTTGCAGAGACAATCATTCCAACATTGTAAACGAGCAAGATAGTAAGAGATGCATACAGCTCATAGGCAAATGCTACAATTGCCGGAATAATAGAAAGTAACGGTACAATAATCGCTTGTAGTAAGTATGTTCCTACACTTGTTCTGCTTAAAACTATCTGAAATGGAATGCCCAGTATTTTCCGTTCATGAGTTCCTACAAGAAGAGAAAGTATCGCATTTCCCAATACCGCAACTGTGCAAGTTGCTGCGAATACATTACCGAGATAACTAGATTCAACATACACAAAAGCTATCCCATAGGTTTGGGTCAAAAAATCGGAAAACCACCCTAGCATGGTAAGAAGGACAAATAGCAAACTTGGCACCATTTTCTTCAATGAATTCATAGTCTGCAACCTCCAACTATTACGATATGCCTTTAATTATATCAAATTAATGCGAAATGTACAGATATATTATAGGTTTCTGCTACCTACATAATAATTTAGTACGATAATACACTTTGCAATGCTGCATTTTCCGCATGCCGAAATAGCAACTATCTCTGTATAAATACACAAAAGCCCGGAAGGATTACAAAATCCTCCCAGGCTTGATACTTAATATGTAATATCTTTGATATAAACAAAAAATCCGAACGCACTTCCTATTGTGAAGTAGTTCGGATTTTTCATGTATGTGTAATAACCCTAATTTTGAAATGCTGCGACCCCCGGGGGTCGTTTTTTACCCTTGGGGGGTCGTTTTCAAACCCAGAGGGGGTCGTAATTTTCACAGAGGGGGTCGTTTTTTCATGGGGGGCGCAAGCATACACGAAATTGACTTTAGTCCCATTTGTAATTATAATATTCTAAAAGTTTACTGGCAGTTTTTCTGCGGATCGGAGTCGTACTATGGATTACTATACAGACTACCTTAATACCACAGCATTAACCCTATCTCCTGACGATGAATGCTATGAAGAGAAGCTTCTTTCGATAGCATCTCATTTTAGATCTTTTGATGATGCCCTAACTCAATTTATCATTGAGCATGGATATGACGGCCGAGATGATGCAGAGGCAAAGGCTACCTTTGTTAAGCAAAAATTCTCTGCCGCTGGAATTCAGATACCGAGAGATATAAAAAATTGGTTTGCCGGTACCAAGACCATTAAGCGCGATACAGCATTCCAGATTTGCTTTGCATTCGGTCTTGATGTTAATAGTACAAACGAATTCTTCCGCAAGGTCTATTTGGAGCGTAGCTTTGACTGCCACACCATTTCTGAGGCAGTTTACTACTACTGCACACGGAACGGATTGCCGTACAGCGAGGCTCTTGATATCATTTCCAAAATGCCTACAGTGAAAAAGGGACCCATCAACACCAAACAAGAAATTCTTTATACTGGATCAATCATTAGCTTCATAAATGGTGTCAAAAATGCCGATGAGCTGATTGCTTATGTCGCCGATCACATCGAGCAGTTCGGCTACAACAATGCGACCGCCACGAAGCATATTCAAGAACTGTGGGATAGCATCTCTCGCCAAAGTGGCATTGCTTTTAAAGAAGGTCAGCTGCGTGACAAGGCTTTTAATCAGTACCACGAGGACAATGCTGCAAGCGCCGATGACTACACGGTTGTAACTGAGGAAGCAGACTCCATTTGGAAGGTATATGCCCAAATATTTGGTCTCGATAAATATCAAACTGTCAAGTACGGCGCCAACCGCACGATCAAGCCACTTTTAGAGAACAATCACTTGCTCCCTCCTCTGGCAGAGGCTTCTTTCCCGGATCGTGATGGTATTGAAAAAATTACCACGGGTGTTCACGTGTCCCACGAGCGCATCCGCAAGCTGATGATTCTCTTGGAGTTCTACGCCTTTTGGGCAAATATAATAATTCAAAACAATGACGCTCTTGCGGTGGCAGCTGAACACGATGCAGAAAGGTGTGTTGATAAGATCAACAGCTATCTGCTAGAATCAGGCTATCCGGAGCTGTATCCTGGAAACCCCTATGATTGGATATTCATGTGGGCTGTCAAGGACCCCCAGCCTCTGCTTGCATTCCGGGACCATATGATTGCCCTATATGCCTATAAGAGTGATCAGCTGGCAAAGCAAGAACAGCAGTAATTACATACAGTTGCAAATCCAGATTTATTTGGTCGTAGGTTAAGATTACGATACAGTACAGCAAGGAAGGCGGTGACAATATGGATTCACGGATTGCACTTTGTGGCAACACACAACTGCGCTTTCAAAACAAAGAAGGCGGTGCAGTTCTCTATACTATTGTCAAGGAAATAAGCCGAGGCGGATCTTGTATCGTTTATGATGCTTCCTATGAAACAAACAGCGGTGACACTAAACGAGTCCGTATCAAGGAGTGTTATCCCAGCAAACTGCAAATCACTCGTTGTGTTAACAATCACCTCCTCCCATCAGAACCAGATGCAGATGCGTTTGATTGTGAAAAGAAGAAGTTTCGCTCAAATTTCAGTCTTGGCAACGGATTGTTCTATGCAGAGGGGCTGTTTGATGCGCTGACAAATACCATCGATATTTACGATGGTAACGGTACAACCTATTTAGTATCAACCTACTCTCCGGAATGTACATTGGCAACATACCGGCCGCTTGATATTCGTGTATGCATAGCACTGACCAAGCAAGTAGCACATATCCTCAAGAGGATTCATACTGAGGGGTATGTATACCTGGATATCAAGCCGGAAAACGTTTTGGTTTCAGACAGCTACACCACAAGAGTTCAGCTGTTTGATTTTGATTCTCTTATCCCTATGGCTATGATCCAAAGTCCTACATCCTCTGAAATTGGCAACATAAGACTATCCTATTCAAAAGGTTTTGCAGCCATCGAATTGCAAACAGCAAAATTCCGTAAGCTTGGAGTCCACACCGATGTGTATGGCGTTGGTGCATTGATGTTCTATCTGCTGTTTGGTGTTACCCCCACCGCTGCAGATTGCGAACCTAATGCCACATTTGACTACACCAAAATGCTGTATCTATCAGAGCATCAGGATAAGCTATACTTTGCTTTGACCGAGTTCTTCCATAATGCTTTGGCCAATTTCTACTTGGATCGGTATCACGATATGCAGCAAGTAATCGATGCACTTGCCGACATTGAACGCTTGGCTGATGATGCTGTTGCATACATTCGATCCACAAAGGTCTCTGCACCCTCACTGTTTGTTGGGAGGAACGAAGAAATCCAGCAAATATTCCATTGGTATACAAATGATGATTCGCAATGTCTCCTTGTTACTGGAATGGGTGGCATAGGAAAAAGTACAGTTGTTCGGGCGTTTTTATCTCACTACCGGCAGCACTTCGATCACCTATTATACTTACCGTTCAAGAACTCTCTCCCACAGACATTGGCAGATGATTATGCGGCAGGGATCAGCACAACATCCAGAGACCCTAACGAGTCTTTTGCAGACTATTACAAGCGAAAGCTTCTTTCATTCAAGAATATTGTTGCCGGCTCCAATTCCTTGCTTGTGATCGATAATTACAACGGGGAGGTCGATGGTGATCTGCTTGATATTCTACAGGTTGGGTGGAAAGTGATCTTAATTTCCAGGAGAACACCACCATCTGATGAATGCACGGTGCTTCCCATTTCTGAGATCAATGACACCACTGCGCTATACTGCCTTTTTGAGCATAGCCTCGGCAGGAGTTTAACGAGTGATGAGTTGCCTTTTGTAGATAACATTATCCGCAAAATTGAAGGACACACGCTTGTTCTTGATTTGATAGCAAAGCAACTTGGTGCAAGCTATATGAGCATCGAAACAGCATCGGCACTAGTGGACGAGTACGGCTTTGCAAACATCGCACGGGAAAAAATAGCTATACAAAAAGATGCCGTTGTTACATCTCAAACTATTCGCAATTTTATTACTGCATTATTTGAAGCAAACCAACTTCTGGACACTAAACGCAGTATATTAAAGGCAGTTTCTCTGTTGGATGCAGACGGCATTGATATCAATCTACTCCATGAGCTGTTAGGGATAGCCGTCAAAGATGCTACTAATGAACTTGCAGCAGATGGTTGGCTTCAGATTGATGGTAAAAAACTATCTATGCACCCGGTTATCAAGGAAGCTGTCCACTGCTGGGTATGGACCGATGATGCAGTGTCGTTAGCTCTTATAATGACATCACAGCTATCGAGCCGGTTAAAGGCGACCGGTTATTGCGGTGGCTCCCCGGCTCTGTCTGCGAAACAAAAAAGGGTGTGGCCAAAGCCATTCATAGACAAATGGATTGAGCGAGTTAACAAACTGTGTTCAGAAGAACCCGCCGATCCCCCTCGCGCCTATTCTTGCAGTAGTAAACGGCAGAATCTTTCAGAGGCACAGCTGTACCTACGAGTTGCCGAAGGGATGATTGCTTCAATCAAACGAGAACCCCCAATACTCGTAGCGAAAGAGTATACTGACTTACTCTATTATACGGTCATAAATATGCCTCGGTACCGGGAAAGCTTCATTCTGGAGCATTCGCTGATGCTGATAGACACCAATGCAGATGCAAACGGTGTTGCGCTTATGCAACTGTATCGCAGTATGCTTTCGATTTACCAAGAGCAGAAGACTTTTGACGCGGCCACTATGCTTCTCCAAAAAGCAAAAGCCACGGCCGTTAATTGCAATGACAATTTCGTTTATGCCTTATATTACGACGTACTCTCTGAGTTTTATGACCACGTGTTAAATGGGGCATATGATGCTGTTACTCACGATGATGTGGCGCTATTCAAGAAAATGCGTGATGCCACGGATCGATCTATCCAGTATGCGAAAAAGGTTGATGACGATGAAGGCGTTGAACTGTTGGCGAAGAACCTCCTGGCAAAGGCAACCCTTATCATTAGAAATAACCCCAATCGCAAAAATGAGATTGATCGCATTCTTAAAGAAGCAAAGACCTTGGTGGATAAGTTTACCTCACCTTATACAGACCTTCGCAGCCACTACCATATGGTTTGTGCCTGGTATCATACATTGGTGACGCATTCTTTTGAGGCAACGATTGAGCATGTGGAGCGTGCAAATGACATCGCCAAAAAGGTGGTAGCTACAGATCTTGACTTCATCGACGATTGGGTCGTTCCGTGTGCAGACATTTTTTGTAACTGGCAAGAATATGAAACATCGTTGAATCTGCTCAATAGCGCTTGGGAGATGTGTGCAAGAAAGAAAGAAGTGATCCCCTATATTCGCAAGGGTATGGAGCTTGGCAAATACCAAGTCGATGTGTGCTGTGAGTGGGGAAAGCAGGATCTTGCCCGCAAACTGCTAAAGGACCTGGATATGCTTAATGCAGCATATGCTTCTATCGGTGTTACGGTAGACATCCCCCAAGATTTACGAGACTATCTATCATAAGAAACAAGCAAATACAGGACCAGCGGCACTCGCAGTATTGTGGGTGCCGCCGCTTTTTGCAGTTACAAATCCAGAACCCAAAAGTATTGTGGTAAACTGTTGCCAGCCGGGAAACTGTGCTGTCCGGACATAATGAATAACCATTTGATTTCAAAGGAAGTGTTTACCTTGATGGAACTAATTTTTACGATATTGTTTGCTTATCTCTTCTTTCGGGGGATTTGCTTACTTTTTAAAGCGGCATGGAGTCTTATGAAGTTTTTTGCCATTCTGCTGCTGATTGCATCCTTGCCTTCACTAGTCGCCTGCTTTGTGTTCGCCAGTGGGATCGTCTTGGCACTCCCACTGCTTCTAGTCGGAACGGCTTTCGGTATGCTTAAGTGCTGCCTATAATTCCCGATCTGCAAAAAGGGGGATCAGCTCAAGCTATGAATAAAGCAAAAGCAAAAGCACGCATAACATGGGTACCGGTTACGCTTCTTAGCCTACTAGTCGTAGTGTTATCTATCGCATTGGTTTTGGTGATTTCCAGTCATAATGATCGGGTGGAGGATACCATAATTAATACCGGCTCAACTGATACACAGCCTGTCGTGAAGAATCCAGATTCAATCGCAATCCCCGGATATGAAGTGCTAGAACTGCAAGCTAACACAAGACAGCAAACCTTGAGCTTGCCAAACCCGCCGCAGAATGTATGTTATTTCCAGATTTCTCTGTATTTGGAAGACGGCACGCTTCTTTGGCAATCCGAACTAATCGAGCCGGGCGCCACCTCCGATACCATCACTTTAACCCGCGTTCTTGAAAAGGGTTCATATACCAACGCCATTCTAAAATACAGTTGCTTCAAAATGGATGGCGTAACACCGCTGAACGGTGCTGAAACAAAATTAACCCTTTGGGTTAAATAAAAACTAAAAGCAAAAGGAGAAATCGAAATGAAAAAACTACTCACCCTCGCATTGGCAGTGTTGCTGGTTGCTTCTATGACAACCGTTGCTTTTGCTGCCGAAAGCACCACCACGCTGACCGCTAACGTACCGGCCGCCAGCTACACTCTGAACATTCCTGCAAATCAGGAAATCCCGTTTGGGACTACTCAAGCTGATATTGGCAATATCACAGTAACCGATGCCGCCGGTTTTGCTGTCGGCAAGAACCTCGAAGTAACCGTTACATATGATGCGTTCAAAGCAGACGGCATCAGCTCACAGATCCCCTACGAGCTTTCTTTATATGCTGCCGGAAGTGCCAGCAATACTGGTGCTGACGCATATCACTCTGCTACTCAGGATCTACCCACAGGAGGCATCTTAGTATTTGCTGGCGATTCTACTGGTGCTGTGGCAGAATTCATTAAGCTGGAGACAAACTATGTTGTAAATTCCGGAACTAAGAAGATCCCCGTTACCAACATTCGTTTTGCGGCTGAGAGCGAGGATTGGGGCAAAGCACTTGCCGGTGAATATACCTCTACAATCACCTTCACCGCTGAAGTGGTGGTCGAGGAGTAAAATAAGCAATGAATGCAAGGTCAAATATTATAGGAAAAGTCTTTTGCCTGTTCCTGTTGGCAGTATTGACCTTGTGCATCTGCACCCCGGTTTTAGCGGCATCTAGTACGACCACCTTGACGACAACGGTGCCATCGCATTTTGATATGAATGTCACAGTTATCGGCAAGGGTACGATAGAGGTCAACGGCAGCAAGCTATCGCAAACTGGCGTTGTTCCCACAGAACGAAACAAGGAGGTTACCATCAAGGTCACCCCCGATGACGGCTACCTTATAAGTTCTGTTGTTTATGGCGGTTCAGATCTAACGCAAGAAGCGAAAATCGGAGCATTTATTCTTTCTCCCCTTGAGGGCGAGGCAACGATCAAAGTTACTTTCGTTGCCAATGCCAGCACACCAAGCACCGGAGACAGCAGTTATCCATCAATCGTATTCTTCAGCATTGCCGCCATTATATCCCTTTTGGGGATTGTTGTACTGCTAACAGTAAACAGGAAAAAGTCTAACTGCATATAAAAAGCACCCGGGATCGTCCATGTAAAGCCGATCCCGGGTGTTCTTTCACTTTAGCTTGAATCCATCTGCAATCCGTTGTTTTGCTCGTTTAGGATCCTCGCGCAATTCGACCAATAGCATAAATGCGCCTTCACCACACAGGTAATTTGACAGCTGGGCAAGGCTTTCAGCCGTGTAGCCCGCTACCTGAATACAATTGCCTTTCTTAAAATTCCCATGCTCAATCCAATAGGCAAACTCTGCAGCAATATCCGAATGCTTCTCCAATTTTGCCAGCTTCCTTTTCAGGAGCAGAGGGTTAATGCCCACACTCTTGTAGTAGTCTTCAATAATATTTAGCATGACCCAACCTCCCGATTAGAAAATAGATTTGCAAAAGCTCGTGCATCAGCTTCAACTAGTTGGTCTTGATAATCCGAAAAGGAATGCCAAAATCCATTCTTATCAACACCGGGAGTAATGTAATTCTCGATGTTATATTTGAATGCATAATCCTGTTTTGTCACCGGTGAAGATGCTCGTTGATGCTGGTATGCGTGTCGTAACTCGTGAGGAATTGTATCGACCATTTCTTTTGCATCATCTAAATAGAGAGCATTCAGTTTGACAACATTTTCTCCCGGTACAAAAGCACCAAGTTCTTCTGGTGGCGTATCAAAAAAGACTATTTCCGGTGCTTCATCCAACCCAAGCCTATCAGCCAACAGATCAGCAAATTCTTTTATTGCCGAAATGCGTTCTTCATCGGATAATGAAGCCCAGTTTTCAGGATCGAATTTAGCTAAAATTCGGTCAGCTTCTTTGTCAAACTGGAAGAAAAACGAAAAGTCCTCTGGATCGCAATCAAACGCTTCAGCGAACAATTCTTCTTCTGAGAACGGTACTTCTCGTTTAGCCTCGGCGAACACATCATCCCAAAAGGCGTGGGAGTCAGGCGTACCCTGTTGCTCTGGAGCAATCTCCTTGTACCCTTGCGAGTCAGCTGTGTCCGCCGCTTCCTTTGCGTCAAGTATTTCACTAAGAAGGAACATGGTTATAATCCCTCGTTTCTATCACAGAACCGAGTCCTGTGCATCGATGGACTTTAGGGTGCCTTTACTAAAGATCAAAGCAAGACCGTGTTCCATATCGAATTTGTAATTACACAGGATAGCCACATCGCCCACTTTGGAGTCCCGGAGAACATAGATGCTCTTTGGCATTACATACTTGAAGATGTTATCAACTCCTGTTTGGGGCAATTTGTCTTTGTTCTGCTTTGCAATGTACTTTTCAACCTTGCTCTTTGCTTGATCATATGGAGCAGCCTCAAAGAACTCTTCGGCGGCAGATTTTTGCGACTCCAGAATTTCTTCACCGGTACACTTATCGTAGATGACGCTCAATTCAAAAGGACGTCCCCAAATTTCGAGCTTAACCTTACTCATCAAATCCACCTCCGTTATCAATTGCATCTCGTATTTTACATTCGTGACAACCACCGGAATGCGAGAATTTATCAGCACCATGAATATCCCGTGAAACCAAATTCATCGTCTTCGTATCACAGCATTCGTGCCAAGAGCATTGATGCTCGTGTCTCCAGGTTTTCACATCTCGTTCCGTCCAGGTCGTAGAGCCATCTGCTTTCACGCGCCCCTCATCGGTCCATTGCTTGGCACATTTGATATCAGCTTGGGCAAAATTGCCGAGTTGCTCATTTCCATTAGAGTCCTCGTAGTTATGCCGGTTTTCTGTCATGTTGTCAATTTGAACCGTTGCCGCTGAACAAGGCGAAAAATCGGGTTCTCCGTGCTTATATTCAATACCATCAAGCCCCTTTTCCTCCAGCTTTGCAATTGCCGCCTGACCTTTTTCTGTTTCGGGGGATGGCACGAACTTTGACTCACCACGGCCGCCTGTCCACCGACCAAAAGGAGAATCTTCTGCAGGGGTTAGATCGATCCTGCTTTTGTAGTCGGAATAGAATCCACTCTCCATTTCACCATCTAGGAACGAGCGGGCGTCTGTAGCTGATGTTTCAGCTTGTGCTTTGATTTCCTTAAAGCTTTCTGCGATCTCCGCAGCCTTTGATGCTATGACTTCCTTAATCACTTCAAACATCAGAATACCCCTCCTTCGTTGCGGTACACTTCAGTAAAACGACAAAGGATATCATTGTACGAAGCATCTCGTATGGATTGCTCGTAAATAATTAGTGCCATAGCAAGATCTATCTGCCTATTGGTGTACTGCCGAATAGATGGTTTCAACGCATCAACAACAGAATGAACCCAATCACTGATGTTGGTACAATCACGAGCTTTTTCCACTGCTTCTGCTGCACCCAAGAAATCATACAGTAGTGTCCGAAGGGCGGGCATTGCATCATTTCGACCCGCATTTATATACAAGAGGAAATCTCTCTTAACCGCACTATCTAGACGGGACTTGATAATCATCTCTTTGAGGGTGTGGATGTCCGTACCATCTTTCTTTCTGAAAAGCTCTTTGTTCATTATGAAACTCAGCAAAGAGTCAGCAGCAACTTTATCTCCCTCATAACGAAGCCGATCCTCGTCGCTGATTGAATATGAGTACGGCTCCGAGGGTGCCTTAAATAAAGCTACTTTGCACAAGATTGGTTGCACCCACTCGTTCTGATATACCGCAGCAACACCACAAGGCAGTTTTGCCAACTCGACAATTTGGTCGTCTTCGAGGCTTGCGGATTTTCCTACCAGTTCACGATCACCTTGATCAGGCAAACGCATAATGATTTTTGTATTAGTGTTGCGAATAACAGAGAGATCTAACAGACCGGGGGCCTGATCTGCAATGATGAAACCCTCTCCGTAAGTACGCATCTCCGCTATAGCGTTCGCAAGCATTTCAACGCTCTTAGCCTGGAGGTTTGCACCTTCTCCGCTACTGATAGTGGTCCTCTTGAGCAGATTGTGAGCCTCTTCCAAAACTGTGAGATGCCTTAACTCGATATTCATTCCCTCAGCCGAAACCATACGGTATTCCTGCAGTTTTAGAACAAGCATACCCATAATAAGGGACTTGGTTTCGGAAGAACCTACACGAGACAGGTCTATAATAACATTTCGATCAAACAGCTCTTCGTTGCTGATTTCGTCTTGCACAAAAATCATTCCGTTGAGTCCATTTGCGAGAGAAGCTAGCCGGGTTTGCAAGGCACCTTTGTATGCGCCCTTATTGTCATTATCATATTCGCTGGAATCGATTACTTCTTTCACCTTTTGTGCCACATCTGCAAAAGAGGGATAGATCTCCTCACCATAAACATTACGGGAGGTGTTAAGGTCCCAGCCACAATCCACATATGCCTTTTCTACGGCTGCCTTTAGCACTGCAGGCATCGCAGCATACATTGGCCAGCAAACATTAAATATCTCAATCAATCGATCCAAATGCTCCAGAATATGTATGCCCTTGGGGAAGCTAAATGGATTAACACGCAACATTGGAGTCAGCTCCGGGTTCGTTCCGTAAACGGACACATCTTTTCTGTGTCCAAATACGTGCTTATATTCACCCTTTGCAGGTTCTACTACGAGAAAATGTACACCTTTCTTACTTGCTTCATTTAGGATTTGATAAACGGTGTTGCTCTTACCGGAACCGGTACTACCTGTTATGAAAGTGTGGGAGGCAAGTGACTTTTTAGCCAGCTTAACAGGGTTGTTTTCCTCTGCACGATTCATATGGAAGAAGCAACCCAAATTAACATCTCCAGCCACAGTTCCGGACTCATCATATGTCGCAATATTCCGACCAAAAGCAGCACACTCCAAAATAGGCAGACCCGAGATAGCTTTCTGTGGGAAATTTAGCGAGTATGCTAGTTCCTTGCCGGACAAGCTAGTCGTTGCTGTTATTACAGACGGGTACACATTATATGCCAAATCTGCTTCCATCAATGCGGGGTTCAGACCAAAAGTAGGATGGCGCAATTCACGCAGATAGGCACAGATTTCACGTGCCGCATCTTGCTCCGCTTCCACATCTCCGCGCCAAACATTGATGGCAGACTTCGACATATATGACTCTTCGCCCAGTGTCAAAGCAAGATACGAGTGTGCGACATTGTTAGCGGTATTGTGATCTTCACTCAAAATATAGGCAGCAAAATCCCACATACCTAGTGCTGTGCTTTGGTCCAACCGCTTCATTTGGGCTTCAAGCAGCTCCAAGGCGTGCTTAATATTGAAATTGGTAAAGCTCTGAGTAATACTTTCGCTTTGACCAATCATAGCCGTTACGGTTGACGATCTAGCAAAATTAGCGCCAAAGTTTGCACCAAAGTTAAGTGCCTTTGATGCACCCGCCGCAGTTGAAACACCTTTTGTAACTGCTTTTCCCAGCGTATTTGCAATAGAACTGCCAGTTGTTTTTGCTATAGTTTCGGATGCCGTTCGGGCTAGGCTTTTTGTAATCGTATCTGCAACTGTTGTACCGGTAGTTTTTGAGGTGCCTTTTGTTACAGCATCAGAAGCAGATTCACCAATAGCCTCTGCGGTGCTGCGATTCCAACCATGGTTGTAACTTGCAATAAAGCTTCCACCGGCAGTATCAGAGGAACCTTCTGTATCGGTAGAGGTTTTACTAGTGCCTTCGGTATGCGTTGAGCTGTCGGTTACTGTATCACTACTATTAGTCCCATCTGTATGGGAATTACTCAAAGAATCAGTTTCTGATGTTCCCTTTGTATCGGTCTGACTTTCGTTTTCTGATAGCGTCTGTGACTGGTTCTCTGTCTCACTTGCATTCTCAGTAATTGTTGTATTGGTGCCATTTTGAACACCGGCACTTGCACCAATATTTACACCAACTGTGGCGGTAGATCCAAGGGACTTGTTTTCGTGCAGTTGGAAGCCCGTTTGCCACGAGGCGTAGGGAGCCAATCCGGAGTAAAACTCACCTAAACGCAGCTTGCGTTCCTCTATATCCCGGATCGGTGTAGCCAACAGAATAAGTGTATATTCCTTCTTGTTCGATTCAGGAATAATACCGTCCAGCAGTTTTTCTATGGTTTGGCTGACAAATTTATCAGATTTTTCAGCAGGGATGTTGGACGCTGTCGCAACTGAATAAGGTTTATCGTTATTCAAATGAGGTAAGACGCCTGTTGCGGGCATTGTCCAAGTTGCACCAGGGAAATTGCCGCGAATCGCATCCAACAGGCGCGTTTGATACTCATTGGCCTTAGTGTTGGAAGTGTCATTGGACAGATTTACGACAGCAAGATAAACATTCGTCTGCGATTGTGTGCGATGGAAAATCAGTGCGATATTGCAGTTTTCGTTTGATAAAACCGCATAGACATTAACCAATTTTTCAATGCTGTTTTCTTTCTTGTCGGTTACCCACTTTGTAATATTGATGAAGCGGATATTGCGACCTACATCAAAGGGCCTGCCGTACTCGGTCTCCTTGTCAACAGGAAAATACAGATCCTTGATTTGACTAAGATAAGCATTGTAGATTTCAACGCTACTGGCGGCAAGCATCCGGTTTGTTGTTTCTGTTGCAGCAATGTCATCCGGTGCCGGCATTTTCAAAAGATATGCTTCTCTTTGCTGTTGAATTTCATCAACTTGGCTAGGACTCAAGGTGGCCAGCTTAGCAACGACATTACCAGCCTTGCCTGCCGCCTTGGTCACCATACTTTTAATGCCCATAGTGCATCTCCTCAAAGTCTACTTGTTTCCAGGACATCAGCTGTTTGATGGTGTCCAGCGTATCAGAAATGGTCTTCTGATCGGTTTCCAGTTCGAGGATCTTTTCTGTTTCCTCACGGATCATTTCTGCCATATCACGAAGTTCGGGGTTGTATTCCGTAATATTCTGCTCAATAACGGACATCAACGATCCAATCCAAGACCGGAAACTCGTATAGCAACTATCGTACAGGATTTGTGCCATAGATGCGATGTTCTTGGCAATCTGATCATTGTATCGGTTAACAAGCCGTTTGATGTTAAGCCGCTCTGCATCGGAGTCAAAACCAAGGAAACTTCCACGAAGGAACTTCGCCTTAATGAATACATCATCTGCATCATCGTTAAACTCCAACGGCTTGTAATCCATAATAATAGCGGAAAGTTGATCACGCTGTCCGGAAGACAATGCATCGCTATCAGTGACAATAGAAATAAGCAGGTTCTTTAATGCTGTGGCATTTTCCTGCCACCACTCCTTAATCTCATCACTCAGCCTCTGCTTGGCATCCATAAAGCTGTTCTTGTATTGCTCAACAACGATAACCAGCACATCATCGGAAGTTTGGCTATCAACACCCCGCTTGACGGAGTCCATATCTTCCCGGGCAGCATTAACTCTTGCCCTATCCCGTGTAAAGTCTGCCCGCATTTCGGCGGCTGCTTTGCGGAAATCCTTGGAGAACAGTCTACTAAAGTGATCCATAAAGTGGCTGCGCATAACATCCTTGGATTTTTCGTAAACGCTCTCCTGGGTTTCAAGATCAACCTCTTCGGCGTGCCGAGCTGCGATCTGCTGATCAAGGTGTTCCAGTGCCTCCAAATCATATGTATAGCGGAGTTGCTCGCTGACAAAGTTCCACAATCGATTTTTAGTCGCATGATTAAAATGACGATCCTGTTCTGCGGTTTCACCGGTCAGCGTCAAAATCAGTTCCTGCTTCTTTGCGTCGAGTTCTTTCTGCCGGTTCATTCTTGTGCGGCGCAGAGTATCTGTACGGGAGGTGATTCTCTTATTAGTCTCAGCAATAACACTTGCCAAGAAACGATACACCATTTGACACTTGTTGTATGCAGAATACTTGCTTGCAAAATCCTCCATCTCCTGCTCGATGCAGAACAAGCCACTATTGGCATAAATCAAATTTGCATGCTTAACGCAAAGAGCAGACAGCTCGGCTTTAATCTGTGCAGGCATAATGTCATAACGATAGAGAGTAGTGTAATCTTCGTCTTCCGGATCAGAATAGGTTTCCTTTTGAGTCCTGAAGATTTTTCGATAATGCTTATCGAACAGCACACCATCGTTCTTTGCACCAAGGCCCATAATGGACGACACAAAGAACAGGCCCGCTGCGTACATTTTTTCTACAGAGTGAAACTCCAGGATGTTCTTTTCCTGTCTTGCGGAGAAGCCATCCTCCGGCAGTTCAGATCCATCTGCCTTGTTAAGCACGATCATAGTGAAGCGGTTGTCTAGAGCGGGGATATTCAGTATCCGGTCGCACAACGCAGCATTATCTTCGCTATCAATTGATTCATACTGGGTAACCCAAACCGGGATACCGTTGGAGAAGCCTTGTAGAGCTTCCTCCAGCACCATAGAGTGGTCTGCATTGGAAGCGGAGTTTGAACCAGGAGTGTCAAAAATAACAAAATTGTTTTGTGATTGACCGAGGATGCCATTTGCAGAGAACGGGATTTCCACCTTGATGACACTGCTGATATCGATAGTATCTGCATCGACCTTTTCATATGCGTTAATAAACTCAAGTGCCTTATTAACCACAACGATAAGATCTTCCTTTGAATAGTCTTTGATGATTTGAGACAGCTCGATCAGAATATCGCTGCTTGTGTCACCTTTCATAATGCGGAAGATACCACCGTCAAACAGCAACTCAATAGGTACATCGTGGTAAGCAAACTCAATCTTTGCCGTATCGGCAGAGGGCGAGCGTTTAATCTCGTAGATTTTGGCAGTTACGGGATCGCCACCGCTGGGCAAGATTTCACTGCCAATCAATGCGTTAATGAATGTGGATTTACCGGAGCTATAATTGCCAAATACGCAAATTGGAATAATATCATCCAAAGCATCTGACACCTTGGCAAGGTCACGGCGCACAGAAGCATCATCTCGTACGATCTTTTCAATAATGGGCTGCACAGTCCTAAACAGGTCTTTTGTATCAGCCAAAATGGAACGGGCATTCTCCAAGAAATGCTCGGATCTCGCAAGCTGTACTTTTCCTACATACGGCTCTGCAGCACAGATTTTTTCAACCTCGCGGTATTCTTCATTGGTGCCCTCAAAAACAATTTCAATAATCTCACCTTCAGCACCAAATTCAGAAATAATGACATCTATGATTTCCTTAATCCGGAAGGGTAAAAAACTCCGCTTGTTCTCTACGGAACGCAGATACCCATCGGTGTCGGCTTCGTCACACGCAATCCAGGTGTTAGTCGCTTCATCAAAGCTAAAGTATGTGATATCTCTATCGTAGGGATTGCTGATAATCTTTATTTTAACCATGTCTTTTTTCCCCTTTGTCTGTTTATATAAGATGGCGTTAGGTGATGTCTGCTTCAGTAGGTTCTTCTTTGATAAATTCCATCATATCTCCGGCATCACAATTCATCACATCTGCGATTTTTAGGAGGACCGAAAGATTGACCTCTTGGTTTTTCCTTAGCTTTGTAAAGGTAGCCGAGGAAAGCCCCGCCTGCTTTCGCAATTCAGCTTTGCTCATTTCACGCTCGGCACACAGAACCCAAAGTTTCTTGTATGTTACTCTCATAAGCTCACCCCTCAGAGAAGATGTTGCTTCCATTATACTACTGGATTCTTGAAATGTACAGAGGAAATCTTCTTTTGTCCATAACTTTCAAGTGAAAGCAGCTATGTTGTTGAGAAAATGAACTAGTAATGTGCAAAATATGGAGTAGTCTCCTACTACTCCTATTTGTCTATTCGTCTTCCTTAAGTAGTGTGTCAATGACATTGTATATCAGTTTCTGCCTAGCGGGCGAAACCTTCTCAATACGATCGGCGAGAATGGTTGTGCGAACAGTAAAGCCGGTGCTTACAACATCGCAAAGAATCTGATCGGAAGATACTTTTAAAGCATTCACGATTACAAGAAATGTCTCCAAGGAGGGGATCTTTTCTCCGCGCTCAACAAGTGCCAGGTAATTTTTACTGAGATTCGCTTGATATGCTAATTCCTCAATGCTCATGTGCTGAGCTTTTCGATATGTCCGAATGTTTCGGCCAATAGCCTTCAGCGGCATGGCATAACCTCCCAGAGATAAAGTATCTCTATTAGTATACTTTTTCTTTTTGCATTCCGAAACCACCCTGTAGGAATGCAGTATGCCTATCAGAGATACAAATACAAAAAACAGAGAAAAAGTTGTGCTATCCATGTGTTATTGGTTAAAGTATAGCACGGAAGGAAATTCAATTGGATTTGCTAATGCAGAAAAAGGAGGCGTTTATTACCCCCTTTCTGCGCCCCCATAAAAGTGGAATACAATCTTCCCGTCTCGGTGAACGACCGCCTTATCGACTGACACCAGCCAAAGCTTGTCATCGAACGCCGCCAGCACCCCGTCTCGGTTCGCTAATTCCTGCATAAACACCGCTAGAACCTCTGCCTCTTGCTGCCGTTCTTGCCTTGTCCGTTGGAGCGCATCCACCTTCGCCTTTGCGTCAGCATACCGCCGTTCCAGCTCGGCATACCGGGCAGCATAGGCTGTTTGGTCGATGCTGCTTTGGCTGTTCTCCGCTACGCATCGGTGGGTCAGTTCGATCACTACCGCAAGTTCCTGGGTGGCGGCTTCAATTTGCGCATCAATCTCTGTAAAGTCTGCCAGGGTGTCCAAGACCACCTGCAGATCCGCAAGCACCATATCCTTACGGGCATACACCTCATTGAACGCCGCCACAAACCGATCCTTGATGTACTCCTCATCCAGGTTAGGCGTTTGGCAGCGGTTGGTGTCGACATACTTACCATTGCACCGCCATATGATTTTCCGATACGGCTGATTGTTATGCCATACCTTGTTACCGAAATACTCACCGCAATCACCGCAGATCAGCCGGGTGGAAAGGACGCTGTTGCCGCTATACTTTCGGCCAATGGCTTTTCTCCGTGCCATTTCCGTCTGCACCAGATCCCACTCACTAGGTTCGATGATCGCCGGGTGGCTATTCTCCACATAATATTGAGGAACTTCGCCCTCGTTGACCTTCATTTTTTTGGTAAGGAAATCAACAGTTATTTTCTTTTGAAGTCTTGCATCTCCGCGATATTTCTCATTTGTGAGGATGCTCTCTATGGTACTTGCTTGCCAGGTCTTTTTCCCTGCAGGGGTAGGAATCCCCTCTGCTGTCAGCAACCGTGCAATGCCTCCGGTGGTTTTGCCCCCAATGAATAGGCTGTAAATCCGTCTTACTATTTCAGCCTCCTCCGGTACGATCTCCGGCAGGCCATCTGCACCCTTTCGGTAGCCAAGGAACTGCTTATATGGCAAAGCCACCTTTCCGTCAGCAAACTGTTTCCGTTTGCCCCAGGTCACATTCTCCGAGATGGATCGGCTCTCCTCTTGAGCCAGGGAGGACATAATCGTTATCAGCAGCTCACCTTTGGAGTCCAGGGTGTAGATGTTCTCTTTTTCAAAGTAGACCTCCACGCCCTTTTCCTTCAGCTTCCGGACGGTTGTGAGGCTGTCCACGGTATTCCGGGCAAAACGCGAAACACTCTTAGTCACGATCAGATCAATGCCCCCCGTCAAGGCACACTCCACCATTTCATTGAAGCCGTCTCTTTTTTTCGTGTTGGTGGCGGAGATACCTTCATCGGTGTAAACCCGGACAAATTGCCAATCCGGTCGGGATTGAATGTAGTGTGTGTAGTAGTCCACCTGTGCTTCGTAGCTGGTCTGCTGCTCTTCACTATCGGTGGAAACACGGGCGTATCCCGCAACTCTCCGCTTCGCCGTGGATGAGTTAGGCAACCGGGTCAGTGGGTTGATCGTTGCAGGAATAACTGTTACTGCTCTTGCCATATGCTTTGCCTCCTTGTTTTCATTTTCTGCCGTGCTGCTTCTTTCATTTCCGGTGTCCAACCCTCTGCCCTGGACCGGTCTGCCCAAATTGCGGTTGCTGTCCGGCCATCCCGGAAATGGAAGCAAAGGCTATTGTTGCTGCCGACTTGTATCCGCTTCACCGTTGCTTCAAAAATATGCTCGTCAAAGGATTGTAAACCGAGCACCTCTGCCGTTACTGCCATCAAGGTCTCCTCCGGTATTTGCTTGGAGGTTTGGCAGTAGGATTTCCCCATTGTGTTAAAGGTCGAGCAGATCCAAACGACCCTGACTTTTGTCTTTTTCCGGCGATAGTGCTTTCCACAGCCGTCGCAAATCAGCTTTCCGGTAAAGGGGTATGTTCCTTTCTCTCCACCGCATTTGAAATGGTCTGCCTTGCTGTCTGCAAGCCGCTGGACTTTCTCAAAATCTTCTAGGCTGATAATCGGCTCGTGGGCACCTACTACATGGAACATTGGGTACTGACCTTTGTTCCGTAGTGTTTTCTTTGTGATGTGGTTATCCCGGTAAGTGGTTTGCAGGAGTAGATTGCCGGTATAGGTGTAATTGTGCAGGATCTTTTGTATCGAGAACACTGACCAAGGTTTTCCCGCCTTCGTAAACTGCCCACGCTCGTTCAGTTCCTTGGCAATGGTAATGAACCCCTTGCCGGAAAGGTACTCCCGGAATAAATGCCGGACGATCTCAGCCTCCTCCGGTATTACCTGGTATGTGCCGTTTACTAACCGGTAGCCGAGCATCCCCCAGCGCCAGGGTTTGCCCTCCTCAAAATTCCTGCGAATACGCCACTTTTGATTTTCACTTGCAGACCGGCTTTCCTCTTGGGCATAAGAGGCAAGGATTGTGAGCATCAGCTCTCCATCTGCACTAAGGGTGTGGATGTTCTGCTCTTCAAAATAAACATCCACGCCAAGCAGCTTCAGCTCCCGGACGGTTTTCAGCAATGTGACGGTGTTTCGGGAAAACCGCGAAATGCTCTTGGTTAGGATCAAATCAATGCTTCCGGCGCGGCACTCTGCCAAAAGCTCCTGGAAGCCTTTTCTGTCATCCTTGGTGCCGGTGAAGGCTTCATCGGAATACACGCCGCAATAGATCCATCCAGGGTGGCTTTGGATGTACTGGCTGTAGTAGCACACCTGCGCAGAAAGGGAGTGAAGCATCGCATCCTTTCCGCTGGATACTCTTGCGTAGGCAGCAACCCTTGTCCCCAAGGACTGAACCGGTAATTGCTGCTCCACTTCTTTTATCATTCTTTCCATATGCAGTTCCTCCTTGTGTGGCACATATTACCTCTAAAAGTGCGTAATATCCACTAATTTATCGGCAATTCAACGGAAAATACTGCACAAAGATATGGAGTGTCTTTCGGCAATTATCGTATCAATTTTGTGGTATTCACCCTCGGTTATGATCCCACGCTTCAGCATTTCCCGGACAATGCTCATCGTGGTTTGATAGGCGATCAGATGCTTTCTGTGTTCATCCATCCGCATTCGCCCCCTTGCTCCGTGCCAGGGCATAACATTTTCGGGAGCAGTATATCCGCTTCTTATTGCCGTAGCTGATAAACTCCTGCCCACAATGCGGACATATCAGCGTGTAGTATGCCTTCCGCTGCACCTGATCCAAGTGGCTGTTCCACCACTGGGTACGGCATTTAGCACAGCAGAACCTCCGTGTCCGTCCGTTGGGTATCTGCACAAAGGCTTTTCCGCAAGCCTCACAACGCCCCTCGGCGGCTTCTGCTTGGAGTTTTGCTTCGATGGGATTGTTCCTCCGCATATATCCTTTTACAGCGTTAACAGACAGACTGAGGGTTGTGGCTATCTTCTTATAGCCATAGCCCTTTTCTTGCAATTGCCGGATCTGCGACTTCTCAAAATCGGTCATTTTTTGCCTCCTTCTGAAGAGGCATATAACCCTCTTCACCCACCCCTGGACATCAAAATGCCGTTTGGCCGAAAAAAAGACAAAAGTTGTGAGGTCGCATCATATATTCTTATGCGACCTCCCCCTCAACGCAGGTGGCTGCGGAGCAGCTCTTTCAGCGCCACCATATTTTCGTACAGGATTGCAAACTCGGTGGGGGTGCAATCGTTGAGCAACTCCATAATGCTACTACTGCCGGTCTTGTCAAGGCTGGAGGAAGAGAGTAGCAGATGATCC